GGCTGCTACTTTACAGCAGATCAATTTCTTTATTTGGATGAAACCAAAGTAAAGAAATTGATTGTTATTATAATACATATTTATTTTTTTCAATATTAACACAACACTTATAAAATACACAAAATCAGATAATTATAATTTAAACAGAATGAAAAAATAATTTATAAAATACAGTAAATCAATATACTATAATCAAAAATAATTGTCAAAAAATTTGGAAATTGCATTTTAATTATTTATCTTTGTATCGTTAAACAATTAAATAATAATTTGTTATGACAAGTAAAAACAACAAAAAAGGAACGATTGAAGCAATCGAACCTAAACCGGAATTATCAGATTTATCTGTAAGCCCGACCGAAGAAAAAAAAGGAAATTCATTTCCTCAAATCCTGTCAAAACTGGATGAGCTCGAAAAACTCAACAACCGGCGAAACCGGTTAATTTCCCTTAATGACAATGTCAACAAATTCACCCTGTCAAAAGGGGATGGATATGACAACAACAACGTTGGGATTGAGGTGCTAACCATCAAAGACGTGGACGGCAGGGAATTTAACAGCCGAAACCCCCAGCTCATTGGCGACCTGATCGCAGTCATCAAAGAAAGACTGCAAAAGGCGATTTCTGAGACTGAAACCGAAATCGTTAAAATTTATTAACAACCTTTAAAACAGCAAAACCTGCCGGAGTGATCCGGCAGGCTTACTGTGTTAAACAATTATTTGTTATTATGACAAACAAACAACTGAGCGACAAAGATACTAAAATTTTAACCGTTCGCAACCTGCCATCCTACAACGTAGGATTTATTATTCAGGGTAAATTTTTACAAAACCTTGGATATAAATTATTTGATCAGGTGCTGATCAGTGCAGACGCAAACGGAAATATTAACATCTCAAAATACACAGACAATGGAAAAACAATTTAACAGCCGGCAGAACGAAGCCAGGCAGCAACTGAAAGAACTTAGCCAGGTAGTCAAACCTATGGTAAAAGTGGGAGCATTTGACACAGTGAATCAGGCAATTATTGAAACCGCCTATAAAAAAGATGAACATCAGATTTTTAAAAAGTTCAACCAATGGCTGAATGAAGGAAAACGAGTAAAGAAAGGAGAAAAAGGTTTTCCTGTATGGGCACGCCCCCGGGAGATGAAAAAAGAAGAGCACCCAAATATTGATGATGATTTTTCATTCTTCCCGATTTGCTACCTGTTCAGCAATGCACAGGTAGAATAAAGATTTTTTCTAACCACATGGACCCCGGGAAACCGGGGTTTTTTGTTAAATAATACATAATGATAATAAAAATGTGTGTTATAAAAACTTCTCTTTTTTGAGACGTCAAAAAAGAGAAGCAGAAAAAAACGTGTGGTTTTATTGAATAATACAGAAAGCAATTTAAAAAATGGTTGAATTATTATTGTATCTGGAATTGAAAAATAGTAAATTTGTTTTAAAATTACGTAATCATGAAAAATAAATTGATTTATATTTTAATACTTATCGTTGTTTTAATTGCATGTGTATCAAAGAAAAAGAAAGAAATCAGATACATCAATAACAAAGCTGATGAATTGTTTAATGGTGCGACATTTCTTTTAATGGAAATTGGATTTCAATATGGCAATATTGATAGTCTTAGAGATATTTATATCAGAATTCCAAATGATAGTGCACATTTACGATATTCTTATGCACTAAAACTTAAACTCAAATTTGCAATACTTAAAGATAGCATAAATGATGCAAAAATTGTTGCCGAGAAAAAAGCTTGGTATTCTACACATGCAGGAAAATTACAAATACAACATCCTGAATGGACGCGTGAAGAATGCCAAAAAATATTGGAACGTCAAATTTGGATAGGAATGAGTATTGATATGGTCATTTATTTAAGAGGTTACCAGTATCGTAGAAATGTCTCTAATTATGGCAGTGGTGAACGATATCAATATTGCTGGGATAGTTATACCCCTTCTTGTTTTTATTGTGGTTCAGATGGAGTTGTTACTTCTTATAATTAATCAATGATATATCATCAATGGAAACAATACTGTCAATTATTGCAATTATTCTAAGTCCTCTTATTGCTGTTTTTTGTACCATATTATATCAAAACAGACAGGAAATTAGAAAATCTCAGATGAAATGTTTTTTGGAAATATATGCATATCGTAATTCCTATAAAAAACTTGCCGAATTTGAGGTTGCATTAAATAGTATTACAGTTCTGTTTCATAAAAATAATACAGTTCTTCAGGCATGGAAAGAGTATCTTTCTATCTTAAAAAATAAAACAGGTGATAATGAAAAAAATATTAATCACAAATATCTTGATCTTTTATTTGAAATGTCAAAAGTACTAAAATTAAGAGGTATAAAACAGACTGACCTAGATGATATTTTTTTATCAAAAGAACTCAATGAAATAAGTAAAATGGAAATATTAAAAAATCATTATGAAGCGGAATTTATTATTGAGACAGTGATGAAAATGCGTAGTGCTGAAAAACAACAAAACAAAAATGAAATACTTCAATAGATTTATAAATAAAACTTTTGTTAAACATCAATTAAAGTTGTTGATATGGCATTATTTAATATTTTTAAGAAAAACAATAAAACATTAAATCCTTTCTTTTCATTTATTAATTTTGATCTTCATGAGGTTTTAAATACTTCTGAATTAATCGATGAGCATAAAGATGATAAAGGCAATCTTATGTATAAAGATTACATAGCAAAACTAAATAATAATGTTCTTAATGTTTTTGATACACTTAAAATTAGATTATTCTCTGATATAAAAGAAATAAATAAGGAATTTCAAATAGGATTAACATTTCTTTGTAGAGATAATAATTTTTCAATAGATAATGTAAAATATGTTGTAAATATAATATCAACATGCCTTAAATCCAAAGATAACATATGGAGTGATATTGATGCAATTCACATTGAACAGGGGAATTGGAGAGGTAGAGTGTTTTTTCCGTCAGAATTTATAATGGTAGCGATTCAGAATGATGAATTGGATGGATTTTCGCTATCAATAACCGGCTATAATAATTATATTTAAAAATTTTCTTTAGTCTACACTTTCCCTCATTTCTGTCCTATAATATCTCCCTCCTGCATTTTAGTTTTGTCGAAAAATTACAATGCCGGATCCCGCGATCAAACTTTCCGAAGTACTGGCCGAACTGGATGAGAAACTTACCCCCCAGGGAAAGCCTAAAGCATTCTCAGTCAAATTCGTTTTAAAGTCAGGCGAGCTCGTCTACCTGCACAGGGCCATCTCGTCCGGGGCCGGTAAGATGAATATGAAGAAACATGCACTGCGCGGCTTCCTGCCCGTGAACAGGCATTTCGAGAAAACCGGCCACGTGTACCCGGTCAGCATCTGGCACATCACAGAATTTAACGGCAAAAAAGTAATCCTTAAATAATGAGAACGGAATACAATTCAGAAGGCATTCCTTTAATATCTATAGGCTCAAGGTCTTTGATATCAACTACCGGGGTGTCTGCAAAAAACAAGATCGATACAAAACCCGTGGTTGTCAAGGAAATCACCGAAGACAAATCATCAACCGGACAGTATACGGTGCTGGAATGGGGTACAAACAATCTCTTTCCTGAAACAGCAATCACCACAATTGAAAAGTCGACCGTGCTGAATTCAGGGCTGAAATATAAGCTCCAGCTGGTACTTGGCCAGGGTGTCTATCCATGCAGGGTGAAGGAATTCCGGGATAATGGCGACGAAGTGCTCGAGGTGGTGAATGATCCCGTACTGAAAGACCTGGTGCGCTCCAGGATGGTCCGTAAATATCTCACCGAGGCAGCACGTGATGTATATAAGTTCGGAAAAGCATTCCCGGTACTGCGCTTTAATGAGGATGGCAGTAAAATCGTGGCTGTCAATGCCGTCAATGCACGCTCATGCAGGCTCGAATTTCCCGATGCATCCACCGGCACGGTGAAGAATGTGATCATCACCGACTGGCGCCAGCCGAAAGATGTGCAGGCCATCCCCGTCCTGGATCCCGATGATCCTGATGATCACCTGCAGGAACTTAAACTCGCCGGAAAAACGAAAAAAGCCAGGTATATTTACCCGATCGACAATTATTTTTCTAACAATTACTTCTACCCTGCCCCGGACTGGTACACTGCCTATAATGCCGGATGGATAGACATCAGCCAGAAAGTGCCTTCCATACTGAAATATATGTACGAAAACCAGATCACCTGGAAGTGGCATGTCAAAATCCCGTATGCTTACTTCGATAAGAAGTTTCCACTCAACCAGTACAAAACAGTGGTCGAAAGAACCAAAGCTATTGATGATTTCTTTGATGCCCTGGAAGCCAGTTTGATCGGTACCGAGAATGCCAATAAAGCGATTTTTTCCATGTTCGAGATCAATGCCATGGGGAAGGCAGAGGAACAATGGGAAATCGAAGCTCTCGACAATCATTACAAATCAGACCAGCAGTTGGTGGAAAGCGCTGTCGCCGATTCAAATATCCTGTTCAGCATACTGGTCAACCCCACCGTGATGGGCGCCGGTCTCCCCGGTGAAGGGCCTTATGCCGGCAAAACAGGCGGTTCCGATATCCGCGAATCGTTCCTGGTGAACATTGCCCTGGCATGGCTGGATCGTCAGAATATCCTTGATCCACTCGACAGCATGATCAGGTTCAATGGCGCCATAGACGCCGAACTCAGGTTTAAGAATATGCTCCTGACTACCCTGGACACGGGCGCAGGATCGAAAAAGGTATTATCATAAACACAAAAGATATGTTATTCAGCAACACTTCAGATATAAAAAAGTACGTCCCGGTGAATGTTTCACTGGAATACGATACCATCAAGCCGTTTTTGACTGCCGTCGAAAGGGATTTTTTGAAAAGGCTCATCGGATCAACACTTTATGCAGAGATACTTGACTATACACAGAACTCATCTGCAATACAAAAAGGGCTTCTTGACCTTTGCCGGCAGGCAGTGATCAACCTGGCATTGTGGAAATGGACATCAGGAGGCGCTGTCAATATCAGCGACATTGGCATCACCAGGCCGGAATCAGAAAAACAGAAGTCTGCGTACAAATACCAGGAAGATGCCCTCAGGGATCACCTCAAGGAAGAAGGTTTCAACAGCCTCGATGCCGTCCTGGAATACCTGGAAGACAACATCGATTCATTTTCTTCTTTCAAAGCATCCGATAATTACACCATTTTCAAATCCAATTTCATCAATCAAACCTCAGAATTTGATGATATCTGTTCCATTGGTGCCAGCCGCCTGGTGTTTCTGAAGCTCCGCCGCTTCATGACCCTGGTGGAAGATTTTGAGGTTCTCCCGGCCATCGGCAAGGAGATGTTCGACAAACTCAAAGCTTTTGTCACCGACACCGGCAGCGGTTCGGGATCAGGCGATCCGGATGAACACAGCAGCACGGTGATCACCTACCTGAAGAAAGCCATCGCCCACCTGTCCATTGCCAGGGGAATACTGGATTTGAATGTGAACATCACCGACAAAGGCTTTTTCTTCGAATCAAAAGAAGGATCAACAAATTCTTTCAACAGGCAGAGCAATCTCTCTACGGGCCAGCTCTCCGCCATGGCCAACAATGCCAAAAAGACCGGCAACGATTACCTCGAGCACGCCATAAAATATATGCGTGCAAACATTGAGAGCTTTACAGATTATGAAGATTCCGCCGCCTACGGATCCGGCGACGGTACCGAGGGGATGAACTTTGACAACACCGACAAAAAGATCATCCGCGTATGAACAATGTAAGGCTCAAATATAAACGCGGCCCGTTCTGGCGGATAATAGATGTGCTTTATCCCGGATCATGGGATGAGCTCACCAGGGAACAGTTTGTCGATATCATTTCCGTCATTCAAAAGGATTATATCACCGAATCCGACAATATCTTTATTATAAATTCAATACTGGGGATGAAAAAGCTTCCCCTGTTCAACTTTCCTGACAGGCTGAATGACCTGAACCGTTTTATTTTTGAAATTAAAGAGCCTTTTTCCAAGGTTTTCATCAGGGATATCTTTGCCACAAGAATTAAATTATACGGTCCTCAGGATGAGTTTAATAATGTCAAAATCGGGGAGTTTTCATTTTCGGATACGTATTTCCTTCGCTATATCAAGCATCACCAGCCTGCAGACCTGAACAGGATGATTGCGGTGCTCTACCGCCCTGAAGGGAAGTTTTTCCAGGAGGATTCACCCGAATATACCGGTGATATCAGGGAAAAGTTCAATGAGAACATCATAGAATACCGTGCAAGGCTCGTCGACTATATCCCGCGCAGGGAAAAGCAAGCTATCCTGTTTAATTACAGGATCATCCGCAAGTGGATAGAGTCAAAATACCCGCATGTTTTTCCGCAAAACGGGGATGAGCAGGCCATGACCATCAAGCTCGGTAAGAGCGATGAGCCCGGATGGGATAAGTTTCTCCGCTCTCTTTGCAATGGCGACATCACCAAGCTCGACCTGGTGGCTGATCAATACCTGCACAATGTCCTTGCCGAAGCAAATGACGCAATTCTTGAATCCAAAAAAGAAACATAATGGCCAGTTATACCGAATACATAGGTTATTTTGAGGATATCGCCACCAACCACAGGGCGATCCGGCATTCCAGGAGTAATAAACATTTCTTCCGCATCGACCTGGAAGAGCTGATTGCCGGCCTTAAAACAAAGATCAGCTACCCGTGCCTGGTGCTGGAGAGTTACGACTGGAGGATGACAGACCATGTAAGCGACAATATCCTGAAGGAACGTAACTGTGCCTTCATGATACTGATGCGCCCGAAAAATGCAGGCGACTATGACGAGGTCAGCGACCTCTTTAACCAGGCTGAAGTGATAGTTGATGACATCCTTGCCCTGATGTGGTATCATAAACACAACAAAATCCATGATATTATTGCCGACATAGATATGAATACCATAGAGGTATTGCCTGTTAACGGTTTCATAGAAAATGCCGTCGGATACAGGGTGAGCTTCCAGACCATCACCGGCCACAATATCGCACTGGATGAAAATAAATGGATAACTACTGATTTTTAATGATATGAAATATTTTTTTATTCTGATCTCCATACTGGCAATATCATGCAGCCCGCAAAAAAGGCTCGCCAGGCTGGTACACAAACATCCTGAACTCATGCAAATGGATACCATCCACATCCGGGATACTTTCATTACCAAGCAGGTCAGCATCGATACTTTCTTTTCCTCAAAGCTCGACAGCTTTGTCATCGTCAAAGACAATATCACCATCAAATACATCCGGCAGCACGACACCATCCGGATCAGCGTCACACAGCCTGCAGATACCATCATCCACCTGAAAAGCATCCCCGTTCAAAAGGTGGTTGTTAAAATTGTAAAAAAGCCGGTGCCGGTATGGGTATTTATCGTTATGGGATTTTTAGGCTTGTTCTTCATCATCACGTTTATAAATACTTTTAGAAAATGACCTTATCCGTCATAAATACCATCCCTGATGTCGTCCTGGCACGCAACCCTGTCGGCATCATGCTGGAAACAGACAATTTCATCATCACGCCTGCAGTAACTCAGTTGCTCGACCTGGTGTTCACCGGCGGCGCCCTGGAGCATGACAATATTACCCTGGAATGGTCAAATAAAACAGTGGCCTTTGAGTTTGCCACCACCCCCGACAGCAGCGGCACGCAGCTCCCCAAATATGTGAGCGGCGATATCGATGTGTGGCTGGCCAGCGTGGTGCAATACCTTAATTATAATTATTACCTGGTGAGCGACTTTATTGTCGCCATTTTGACCGCCGGCCCGGCGTCGGGTACCATCCGCATCCTGGCACGCCAATCTGGCTCAGACTATGCCCTGACAGTAACGGAAAATATATCCAACTGTACCGCCTCGGCAACCACCGGCGCGGATGCCGTCGTGAATTCAAATTTCATGATCAACCTGGATGTGTGGGTGGAGATATCCGGCACATGGGAAAGAGCAGGCGCCATCAGCATACCCCCGGATGCAAACGACAGGGCAGTTTTTTATATAGACAAACTTCTGCTCGCCAACATATATCCTTCCATCCCCGATTTCGGTGAAGCAACCATCCGCCACCTGGATGCACTGGTACTGAAATGGAAGGCCATCTTTGCCGAGAGCTATGGCGATACTTCTGTTTTTAAAAAAACTTCCACAACGGAAGAACATTATGCCCTTCGTGCCGGCTTTGCTTTTACCGATTTCCCCGGCATTGACTACTGGGATACCTGGCTGCCGGCAAACAAGAAGTTCATGACCTGGTGCCCGAACAACAAAAAAATTGAGTTTCCCTATAGCGAAGAATACCTGCACTATTTGGTCATTTCGGCCACAACACTCAATTTGAAGGTGAAATGCTACTATTCCGATGGCACTGATCAGACGCTGACTGTGCTCACCAGCGCCGGGGTGGCAGCAAAACAAATACACCGCATCCCTGCAGGATACTTTCAGCTTGATATAGGTGCCAATTTCACCATCCCTGCCGGAGAATCGGTTACAAAATATGACCTCTGGCTCGAAGACCAGGATGATATAGTCATCAGCGAAGTGCGTACCTATATCAGCGACCCCGTTTACTTCCGAAACAACAGGGAGTTCATATTTGAAAACTCCATGGGCGGGTTTGATACCATCCGCTGCCGGGGTGAGACTGAATATAATGTCGACACATCCGCCGTCGAAACGGAAAGTATATTGCCGGATTATTGGGGCTTGTCATCATTTGACAAAAAAGGCAAGTTTGCCATTGACCTCAATTATATGCGTGACGGCTCGGTGGTGCGTACCGGCTACCTGACAAAAGCCGAACTGCTCTGGCTCAAAGAGCTGTTCCTGAGCAAATTTGTCTATGAGGTAAGGAACTTAAAGCATATTCCTGTCATCGTTCAACCGGGATCGTTCAAACTTTATACAACAAATGATGATCTTTTTGCTCTCGAGTTTGAGGTGAAGGATGCATTTGAACAAAACAATTACAGCAATGCCGGCTATTCCGGATCGGGATCAGGCTCTTAAAATAAAAATATGAAAGCATCAGCACAGGCTTTAAAAATTATTATGGAATCTGAGGGTAAATACCTGAAGGCTTACAAATGCCCTGCGGGAAAATGGACAATCGGATATGGCCACACAAAAAATGTCTTTGGCGGAATGACGATATCGGAACAGGAAGCAGCAGGCAGCTTACTTGATGAAGATGTTGCTGAATGCGAAATTTGCCTGAACTCATCCAACCTGAACATCAACCAGAACCAATATGATGCATGCATTGACTTCATATTTAATTTTGGTTGTCGCACCTTCAGGGGATCAACCTTGTTTCGGTACCTCAATGCCGGGCAGATGGCAAAAGCAGCCATGGAATTCAATAGATGGGTATATGGCAATGTAAATGGGAAAATGGTGAAACTGCCCGGGCTGATTACCAGGAGGCAAAAAGAAACTGACTTATTCAATACTCCATGTTAGGCATCAAATACAATGGATCATTCCTTACGCTCCCTGAAAAATACAGCATCTCCCTGACGCTGTACAACCCGTTTTTCAGGTTCGATACCATCGACGGCGATTTTTCCTATTCCTTTACCCTGCCTGCCACACTGGACAATGTCCGGAAGCTGGGGTTCCCCGACCTCATAGAAAACAGGGTGATGTTCGACGACAATTATGATGTCGAGCTTTACCTCGACAATATCTTTTGGAAATATGCCATCCTGAACATCGAATCGGTAACAAAAAACAATATCAATGTCAACCTGAAAGCCGGGGCCGGCGAGTTTGCCGTGAAAACGGCAAAGAAAAACCTTTCCGATATAGACTTTGGATCCCCCGAACGCATCCCGGAAGCTTACCGCTATATGCTGGCCATGCCCTACGCGGGCCCGGGATCAGACACCAGTGACTATGTCGATGTGGTCATTGGCCCGGGTACCTGGCATTATACCCGCTATTACAGCACCAACCTGCGCGATTGCCTTAACTTTCTTTGTGAAAAGATGATCAACGTGGACACGGCAGCCCACGGCTTCACTGCCAGCTACAAGTTTCATGGCTATGATGACGACGGCAATGAGATATGTTTTCTCTATCTGAATTCTGCTGTATTTGGCTCAAACACAGGCACCCTGCTTACCGTTTCCTATGGTGCACACTTCGATGACTATGTTGATCAGCTGGACAATATGAGCCTGCAGACGGGTGAATATGAGCCGCTGCGCCAGCACATGAATAACATGGTAAACTTCCCGTATTACAGGGAGTTCTTCACCGAATGCCAGTATAGCTTTCCCAGCTTCTATAATAAGAAGTACGGCACCGGTGAAGCTACCGCCGGATATGCCATGTTCAACGAAGCCCAGCTCATCAATGAGTTCGACGGTGTCGCTGAAGAATATGTTATCACTGCCGCCACCTTCCCCAATACCCTGGCCATCCCATTCCCGTATGTGAAGCACGTGGTGGAAAAAGTGCTCGCTGATTCCGCGTTTATGCTTACGGGGAAATTTTTTCTCAATGATGAGATAAAAACCCTCTGCCTGATGAACCAATATTCTGTGGATGCTCCTTTCGAGGAATATCCCCTGGGTGGCATGACGTATTGGCTTTACGGGCATAAACTCAATATAGCAAGTCATCTTGGCAAGGGTACCGCAGGAGAAATGATCAAAACCATTAGATCTCTTATGGCGTTGGTATTTTCCTTCGATTCAAAATCAAA